CAAAGGTTACATTGAGAATATTACAACTAATCAACTAATTGAGATGTTTGGTGATCCACTAGGTGGAACTACAGACGGCAAATGCTCAGTTGATTGGGTCATTGAAACTCAAACAATTAATGAAGATGGAGATACTGAATATGGTATCTTTACTCTCTATGATTGGAAAGGTTCAAGACCTTCAGATAACGATACCCCTTGGACAATCAACGTAGGTGGTAACAAACTACAAGATTTATGGAATGCCCAAACAGCATTTGGGCTATTTGAAAATACAGACATTCGCTATTCTGCTGATAAAGCATGTATGGCACAAGGTGTCTATCACCAAATGGAGACTGCATAATGACAATGAATTTTGAACACATCGCAACAAGAACTCCATGTAATTGTCAGATGCTTTTATCTGATAAAATATTATGGACACTTGGATTTGAAAACTATGTCACAGTAAGAATCATGAATAGATTCGAAATGACATGGATTGATTTTGATTTTATAGGAGTAAAACATGGCTAAATCATTTGATGAATTAAAACAATTTCTTTTAAAAGAAAAAGAAAAATATGAATTTGAACAAGCTGTAAAAGCAGTTTATTCTAGACCAAAACTATCTAAGCAAGTTAAAAAAGCTAAACATTTATCAGCTAATGGTTTAGATTGTTTTAAAGATGAGAATAGAACATATTCAGATAAAGAAGTAAGAACCTATTTAGATGGTACATCTTACTTTGAAACTTACAATGCAATGAGAGGACAAGATAGTTATGAGTAATATTACACGAAGAGTTATTGCTTTACGAGAAGCTCGCGATAGAGCTCAAGATCCAGATTTTAAATTGCTTTGGGATCAAAAGTTAAGAGAACTAATTAAACTAGCAGAAACAGGAGGAGTTAAAAGTGGGTCAATTCAATGATAGAGTAGAAAGACAAAGACTTCTTTTAGAAGCAGAAGAGTGGGCAAGAGATGTAAAATCTATGCAAGCTCATAGTTTGAATTCAATGTGGTATGATGATAGACCACAAGATACTGCTGATGGTAAAGGTGTTATTGATATAATATACAATAATGGTCTTATTAAAAGAGAATTAGCAGATGGCACAAAGGTTTACTTTGGAGAGAAATTAAAAGGTGATGCGTTAATCGATGCTTATGTACGAGCAGTTAAACCATCAGCAGCACAAAATATTTTAAAATAACTATTTACATTTAAAATAAAACGTGGTATAATATAATATTATGGGAATGACAAGTTTTTATATGGGATCACTAAGATATGGTCCAACAGGAAAGAAAAGAAAAAATCATGCGGCTAATCGTATTAAAAAACAACCTGTTGAATTTAAAAAACATATTGCTAAGCCAAATCAACTTCAACAACTTAGAGAACAACAATCTAAACAATACAAATCATTAATGGAAGAATATATGGCTAATGGTAATTGGCACGAGCTTTCAGGTGATTGTACTAAAAAAGAAAATCCAGTTTATACAGGTACACTTATTAAAGGTATTGCAACAATGCACAAATCAAATGCAGTACCTGTAATTAGTAAAGAAGAAGCAACTGATATATCTAGAATGAGAAGAGGATAATGGAAACATTTTTAATATTAACAATTTTAATCTTCTTAGCAGATTCACAAATAGAATCAAAAGAAGATGTTATACCACCCGTAGAAGAAGTGGTAGAAAAAGAAATACCTGAAAATGCAGTAAACGTTACAGAAGTAATGGCATTAAAAGAGGTATTAGAAAAAGTTGTAGATTTACAGAAAAAGGAAGGTGAAGAGTAATGGCAACAATTATAGGATATATATTTGGAACATTGGCGATAACCATTATGGCTTTAGGAGTTTATATTCAGTCAGTAATGATATCAGAAAAGAAACAAGGTAAAAGAATACCTTTATTTTGGGAAAAGGAGTAACTATGAGTTATTATGATACAGACGAGATCTATCATCAAGTTGGTGATCTCACAAAAGAAGTGATGGCAAGATTTGATGCCATTGAAAAGAAGTTAGATGATTTAATTGCATTAAGAGATTTTTATTTGAATACTGAAATTCATTCATTTCAATTAAATGATAGATTTGCTACAGTCTTTAGAACACCAGCTGGAACATATGGTATTCTTATGAAAGAGGGTGGAAGGATTATAGGTAAAGAACTATTTCCTGGTAAAAGTGAGTCATATGCAGAAGATGCTGCAGAAAATTTCGTACATGGTATTAAAAATGTTTGAGACGTTTTTAATTATTTTTATACCAGTAGCATTAGCTTTAATATTAATGGAGTTAATAAAGATTTGATTATAGACCAGGTCGCAACACCCAACTCCTTATCATTATTTGTGGCCTGGTCGCTTCATCGCTATTTACATTTAGAATTAAACGTGGTATAATATAATTATGGAAAAATTTATAAATGATAATATTTTAAAGATTACAATAATAGTCACACTACCATTGTGGGTGGCTTATATTGCACAATATTTTTAAGGAGAAATATGGCTATAACAAAAAAGAAAAAAAGAGGACCAAGTTTAGACGATAAGTATTTAGGTCCAGAGCCTCTCTTTACAGAGGATTCAGAATTCACTAGTAATCAATGGGCAAAAGCCGCAGGTTGGTATAACTATTATTATAAAGCTAAAGATTATATTCCTGATATAATGCGATTTGCTACAGAGCAAATGGGATATAATAAAAAGAAGATTTCAGTTTTAAAGAGATTAAAAGACTGGAGGTTTATGTCTGTTGCTAAATCAATAAAGATATTACACAGAGGTTGGCAATACTCAGAAGAAGAACTTCAAAAAATAAAAGACTTTATTGATGTCAAATATAAAGAAGCTTTAAAAGAAAAGAAAATTGAAGAAGAAAAGAAAGCAGATATAGTTGTTATAACACCAGCTGAAAGAACTCGTAGAAAAGTAGTAGATACTATTTACCATGATTGGGATAGCACTATTGTCGAGGGTTGGTTTGATGGAAACTATACACAAAAGTTCTCTGCATATAATCGATTTAAAATGCATGGACTAAAAGGTAATGCAATTAATATATTCAAAGGAATGATTGAAGAAGAATATAATAATATTAAAGATGCATACGATAAAACATGTGAGCAATGTGTAGAAGCTTATTCACATATCTCAAAAGGAGATAAAAAGAAAATCATGAAACAGTTTGAAACTGTATTTGAAGATCTTGAAAGATTAAGAGATTCGTTTAAAGCTACAAGAACACCACGAACAAGAAAACCAAAGTCATCAGATGCGCAAGTTGCAAAGCTACAATATTGTACAGAAGATATTGATGCTAAACTTACGTCAATTCAACCAATCCTGATACCAGGAAAAGCTAAGCTCTTTGTTTATAACAGAAAGAATAGAAAACTTATTCAATATGTCACTGAATCAACAGCTGGGTTTACAGTATCAGGAACATCAATCAAAAACTTTGATGAGAAATTAAGTAAGCAAGCAACTATCAGAAAACCTGATGATATATTACCACAAATTCTAAATAAAACTGAACTTCAGATTGAGAAGGTGTGGGATACTATTACGACTAAAGTAACTAAACCAACAGGCAGAATTAACTCTGACTGTATACTAATGAGGGTATTTTAATGTTAACGGTAGGCGAAACATTCCCTGAATTCTCACTGCAGGGAATAGATAAAAATAATCAATTTGTGAGAGTTGGAGTAGATGCAAGTTATCAACCTTTGAAAAAAGATTGGACTGTTATCTACTTTTATCCAAAAGACTTTACATTTATATGTCCAACAGAAATTGCTGGTATGGATGTATTAGTTGAAGAGGCTAATGTGATTGGTATTAGCGGTGATAATGAGTTCTGTAAATTAGCATGGAAACAAGATAATGAAATGATAGGTAATATTAATCATACTCTTGCAGCTGACTGTGGACTTGGATTATCACACGCCCTAGGTATTGTCAATGAAGAAGAGGGAGTTTGTTATAGAGCAACCTTTATTATTGATAAAAATTCTGTAGTACAACATGTATCAGTTAATGCACTAGATACTGGCAGAAATGCTAATGAAGTATTACGAACACTAAAAGCACTGCAGGCCGGTGGACTAACTGGTTGTGCATGGGACGAAGGTGATGAATTTGTCGGGTGATCCAATCAAAGAAAAAATAATGACTAGAAAAAGATTCTCTGCAGCTGTAGAAAATCTAGTCGCAAAAGGTAATACAACTTATATTGATGCTGCAGCTTATGTAGTAGAACAAAGAGGGTTAGATTATAAGAATCTAAAAAAACTTTTAACTGATTCTCTTAAGCAAAAAATAGAAGCAGAAGCGTCAAGTTTAAATCTTATTCGTAGTAAAAAAGGTAATAAATTACCAGTATGAATGATCCTTTTGAATCCTATAAATTATATAATGCATTAAAGCTACATTTTGAGTCTGACTCTTATGATGCTTTAAAATATAATTTTAAGACTTCAGTAAAGCCAACATCATTCTTTAAACGAAAGGATAAATACTTTTTTGCAAAGTTAGCTAAAACATATGAACGAGATTTAAGAGAGTTCTATATTGCTAACTTTAAAAACGATGTTAAGTATGTCGGTGATATGCTTAATGAAGGTGGTGAAAGATATTATCGTGATCATAAAAAGATTATGGAATCTCTTTCATATCAATTTGAAAATGATATAAATAAACTGAGTGATATGGATATATCGTTTGATTCTCTTTTAGAAGCAGAAGAAAATAATCATCCATTAATCATTCGGTTATGGATGCAAGGTGATATACTATTAGAAACAGTTGTTATCTTGGATGCCATAACAGGTTTTATAGAACGTGAAAATAAAAAGATAACTGATACAATTATTTGGCCAGATATCTATCGTAAGATTATGAAATATAAACCATTCGTAAAGTTCAATAAAGATAAATCAATTGATTTATTAAAAAAGACCTTTACAAAACCGCAATAATGTGGTATAATAATAACTATTATATAATGCACAAAGTGGATAATTCAGTAATATACAGGAGAAATATATGTCACTAGAAAATCTAAAGAGCATGCGAGGCTCATCAATCGATAAACTCGTAAAAGCAGCAGAAGCTGTATCCACAACAAAAACCGAATCTAATTCTTACGATGATGATCGTTTTTGGAAACCAACCAGAGATAAAGCAGGAAATGGTTATGCTGTGATTCGATTCTTGCCACAAAGAGAAGGTGAAGATCTTCCTTGGGTAAGATATTGGGATCACGGTTTTAAAGGTCCTACTGGTCTATGGTATATAGAAAACTCTTTAACCTCTATTAACCAACCT